TATGGAAGAACAAATGATACTATGAATCCATTGAACTACTATGCTCTCTCAAAATTAACTATTGATTATTGGGTGCAAGATAATATCAAATACTTTAAACATATTCAAGGGTTTAGATATTTTAATGTGTATGGTGAAGGTGAAGAAGAAAAAATAGCAAGAGATCAATCTAGTCCAATTAGTAAATTTATTCATCAAGCACAAACAGATGGAGTGATTAGAGTATTTGAAAATTCTAAAACTTTCTTTAGAGATTTTGTTTGTGTGGATGACCTTTTAGATATTATGCTAGATAATACTAGAGAGTCTGGAATATATGATCTTGGCACAAGTAATCCAATATCATTTCTAGCAGTTGCAAATATTGTAGCAAAGTACTATAATGCACATGTAGAATACATACCTTTTCCAAAACATTTAGAAGGTAAATATCAAACATACACAAAGGCAAAACCTGAGTGGGGTACTTATCAATTTAAAACAGTAGAGGATTATGTCAAAGATAGTGTGGACTAATGGATGTTTTGATCTATTACATCCTGGTCATATAGAACTTTTTAAAGTTGGCAAATCATTAGGAGATAAACTCATAGTAGGTTTAGATTCTGATGAAAGAGTCAGAGAAATGAAAGGTGACACAAGACCAATAAATACCTTTGAAGATAGGAAAGCAATTCTTGAAGCTATCAAATACATTGACCTTGTGTTAGAATTTGATAGTGAAAAGGAATTAGAAAATCTCATACAACTATACAAACCTGATATCTTAATTGATGGGGGTGATTGGAGGAATGCCAATGGAGTGGGTAGACAATATGCGAAAGAGGTTAGATTCTTTGATAGAATCAAGGGGTGGAGTAGTACCAGAATCATCGAAAGGTGCGCTGATGCAAGCTGGTGATCCTATAAAATTTGTATCCAAAGGATGGGGTTATGAGAAATGGATTGCTAACAGTCCTAGTTACTGTGGTAAACTTCTTTTCATAGCAAAGGGAAAGAAATGTTCTTGGCATTATCATAAATTAAAAGATGAAGTCTTTTATGTTCAGAGTGGTGCTATTGAACTTTCATATGGATGGAATGTGGATAAAAAATTATCTGAAACTGTTACTTTAATAAGAGGAGATAAATTTCATGTTCCTACAGGTTTGAAGCATCAGATGTTTGCTCTGAAAGATACTGAATTATTTGAGTTCTCAACTCAACATTTTGATTCAGATAGTAATAGAATAGAGAGAGGCGATTAATATGAGATACTGTGTTGATATTGATGGAACTATTTGTACACCCACAGTAGGAAGAGGATATGAAAAAGCACAACCTTGGAGTGATAGGATATCAACTATCAATAAATTATATGATGAGGGAAATCATATAACATATTTTACTGCGAGAGGTATGGGTAGATTTAGTGATGATCCAGATGCAAGTGTAAAAGCATCTGCTCTATTATTTGATCTTACAGAACAACAACTTAAAGATTGGGGTTGCAAATATAATGATTTGATATTAGGTAAACCTCATGCAGATATTTTTATAGATGATAAAGGAATACAGTGCGATGATTTTTTTAATGATAATGGATCACAATCAATTGGAACAGTTCTAAGAAAATGAGAATACTACTTACAGGACATAAAGGTTTTATTGGCAGTCATGTCTATGAGCATCTGACTCAAATAGGTTATGATGTAGATGGATTAGACAGACCAGATGACATAGGTGACTTTACAGATGTTGGATGTGCTGATTATGATATTGTAATTCATCTTGCTGCATATGCTGCTCTTAGAGATAGTGTAAAAAATCCAGATAAGTTTTGGGAGAACAATGTTAAAAAATCACAACCAATATTTGATTATTGTAGAAAGTATGATGTTCGCTTGTTATATGCAAGCTCTGCTGGTGCACATGGTTGGTGGCAGAACCCCTATGCAATAACAAAGAAAATGAATGAAATACAAGCACCACTTAATAGTGTTGGTATGAGATTCTTTAATGTCTGGGCAGAGGAAGGTAGTAGAGATGATATGTTATATGAAATGCTGAAACAGGGAACTGCAAAGTATATTACAAGACATAAGAGAGATTGGGTTCATGTACATGATGTTGTTAGAGCAATATGTTATTTGATACCAGATAAGTTTAGAGGCGTATTAGATATAGGAACAGGAACAAATTATTCTGTTTTAGAATTAGCAAAAAGAATGGGAAGAGGAGATCTTCCTATAAAAGAAGATACACCAGGTGAACCTGATTCTTTATGTGCTGACATTACCCAATTGACAAAACTGGGATGGTTCCCTACAATAGATATAATGAGTTTTCTAAATGGATAGAAATAAAGCAGCCTTTAAATTAAAGAATTTTGGTCCTGTATATTATCTTAATCTGGATGAACAACCAGAGAGAAAGATTTATATGGAAGCTCAGTTTAAATATTGGGAAATAGAAAACTATGAAAGGATATCTGCATATGATGGTAGAGAAGATGACCTTAGTGATATTTTAAAAGGTAGATATCCTGATCACATGTCAAGTGGTGAGGTTGGTTGTACAACTTCACATCTCAAAGCAATAAGACATTGGTTAGATACATCTGATAGTCCATATGCAGTCATGATGGAAGATGACTGTAGTTTAGATTTAGTAAGATATTGGAACTTTACTTGGAGTGATTTCTATGCCAAGGTTCCTTATGATTGGGATGTAGTTCAGATAGCTGTGATATGCACAGGTGATGTGAATTTAAAAATTCATAAAAGATTTGTAAATGAGTTCTCAACTGCTTGTTATATCATTACAAGACATCATGCAGAGAAGATGATGAAATTGCATTGGAGAGGAAAGGATAAGTATAGATTGGATAATGGTGTAAGACCAAGACCAGTTGCTGATGATTTACTTTACAATTCTGGTAATACATATACTATTCCACTTCTTCTATACAAACTAGATCTAGGTTCTTCTATACATCCAGAACATATAAATGCATTCCATAAAGGTAATTTTGATGCTCAGTTTGCATATTGGAGTCAAAATGGAGCACAAACTGAGATAGATCACCTCATGGATTATGATCCTTACCTTGGTAGGGTAGTAGAATCCACACTCAATGAACCACAAAAAGCTTGACAATATGTTAAGGATCAGATATAGTATAACTGGCACATGTGACAGTTCACATAAATAACATTATACAAAGGACTCGAAAGATCGTAACCCTACGTAGATGTAAACAGTTTTCCATGTCGGGAAAAACTATCATCCGCAGGGTTTTTTTAATGCCCATGCGAGACAATAACAAATAAAATGATTAAATCAACAATAGCTGCAATAGCAGCAACTCCTCTTCTAGTATCTGGTGCAGCTTTTGCTGGTCCATATGTCAATTTAGAAGCAACTGGTTCATACCCTGATGGTTCATACACATCTGGTGGATTAGAAGCAGTAGTTGGATATGAAGGATCTACTGAAGGTGGACTTGGTTGGTATGTATCTGGTGGTCCTACAGTGACTCACACAGAAACTGCTGATGAGTTTGGTGATGTAGAATTTATAGGATACCTTGGTGGTTCTTATGACAAGTTCTATGGTGAAATCTCTGGAGTAACTACACCAGCTGATGACATTGACTTCTCTGCTAAAGCAGGTGTTAAGTTCACTTTCTAAATAACCTTGAGACCTTATCGTGCGGTCTCTGCAAAAGGAACAAACCCAAAACTCTCTACATAGTGGAGAGTTTTTTTATGCCATGATAAAGGTATTGACACATCCAGTCACCATCTTCAACCTTATATTAGTAGGAACATTCATATTCATAGAGACAATGCATATAAACTTTCATTTACAATCTAATCCAGAATGTGCAGAAACTGTTACATAAATTTAATTTATAGTCCATATAAGGTTTAATTATTGATGTTTTGATATTAAAATGTTAAGAAACTTGACAAAGTTTTATATTTCCTATATAATATAGTCACATAACTTAACAAATCAATGACAGTTACAACTGAATCTGGTGGTAGACAAAATATCTACTCTGTAGAACCAACACCTTATGTTGATGAGAAGGTGTCTTATGAGGGATATCCTCAGAATGCAGAAAAAGTCAATGGTCGTTGGGCTATGATTGGTTTTGTTGCACTTCTAGGTGCATACATCACAACAGGTCAAATTATTCCTGGTATATTTTAATGACATCATCAAACAAAACACTTCCAAACTTTTGGAAAGAAGCAGAGCAAATCAATGGTAGACTTGCCATGATGGGATTCTTTGCACTCATAGTTAACTATGGTTTAACTGGATGGATCATTCCAGGTCTATTCTAAAATGAAAATTAATTCACAATTCACAATTACTAAAGAGGAAAAACTCATGACTCCAGAAGCAGAAAGATTTAATGGTTGGGCAGCAATGCTTGGATTCGTAGCAGCAGTTGGTGCTTATGCTACAACAGGAAACATCATTCCAGGTATATTCTAATGACAGATAAAGAATCAAAAACAGTTGCTGAGAAACTAAATGGCAGACTTGCTATGCTTGGCATCATCGCTGGATTAGGTGCTTATCTAACAACTGGACAAATCATACCAGGTTTTGTATAATGAGCAGAATTAAAAGACAACCAGTCCCTTTTAAATTCGTACCTTACATTTTCATGGTGGCAGTGGTCTCATCCACTTTCACCAGTGTTATGGTATAATTTTTTTTCCCCATAAAACTTTACAAAACTAAATACTTATTCATATCCTTTTACAAAACTATCTAAATGAGTGATCTCTATCAAGTTGCAGAATCAGTTTCAATATTCAAAGTAGTGTTATGGTGTTTCTATCCTATGGCTGCTTTAGTATTAATTGAACTACTTCTTAGAGCAGTTAATGATAATGATGACGATGACTTTGGTGGTGGTAAAGGAATAATGGTTGGAGACATGAAACCTGCATATGCTCCATCAGGTGCTTGACAGGGAGTAGAAATACCTATATAATATATACTAAGTATTTTTACCTACCATGTACCAAACACTTTTCATATCAGGGATTGCAGCATACCTATTCTTCAATGATACTGTATTGCAATTCATTTATACTTAAAATTAATAGCTGAGGAGAACAAGCTTAAATGACTCAAA